TGACCCCGGTTACTTTGGGTGTCATAAGGGCTGTAACACATCCAATATCTGCCCTGCTGAAATGGCGTGGCATTGAACACAAGTCTCACATTCAGCTTGGCTCGCAGGAAGGTGAAGTAGTTCAATTTGTCCACCAGATTAGGCGCAGTCGCGTACATTACCTCTGGAAACTCGAGCTCTGTTGGGGCAATACTGGTGTCCTGGAATACGCCCTCATGCACCTGAACGGGTCTGCCAAGAATCGAGACCAAAGAGTGCGACAACGACTCAGACGGCAATCCCACAAGACTTGAGGGATCTTTGGCCATTACACGCGCCGTCGAATCTGGCAATTCCTCGCGAAAGGTCGTAATTTGTTGTTGTTCTATCATATCTTTTTGTAACGATGTAGCAACTCTAGGGTTTTTGTAAACCTGGTCAGTCGAGTTAAACTGAACCTCAAAAACGGAGGGCGAAATAGCCTGGATTTCTAGTGGCACACATTTCGCAATAGGATTTCTCCTCCACTCTGCCAACCGAGACCGGGCTCTGCTGTTCTGGGCCTTCCTCCATTTGTCCAAAACCCCTACTCGGCTGTGCTGTCCTATGTTCTGTTCCTCGCATGTCATCCACGCGGACAGGAGCGTGTTCGACGGTTGATCGCAAATGCCAAAGCTCAGGAGAACCCCAAGCACTTGCAACACGAGGAACAAACGTCCATTCGATTTGAGATTTTCACGTTTCACTATGTTGGCAGGGTCATCGGTTCCAACTTGAGTTTCAAGAACCTCAGTCTTTCCAGTAACCAATCCTGCTTGGTGGAGAAGACTCTCTTCGACTTCCCAAAAAGTCAACATCGGGTTTGGAATGTTAGCTTTTGCACACGCTTCCGCAATCATTTGTTTACGTTGTTCGAATACCTTTCGCCCGTGCAGTGCCCACTCCATTTGGGCGCTCTCGATGTTGTCGATAGTGGCTTGCTCGTCGGATGGCGATTTCCTAATCCATTTTGGAATTTCATCAATCGTGTCCAAATCGAGTGGTGCCTTCCACCTAAATCCCTCCCTCTCAAATCTTCGTTTAAGGAAGGATACATCATCAAGAGTCCTCCTCATGACAATTGTTCCTGTTTTGGCTTCATCGGTGTAAGTCATACCAATCTTCGCAAAGCCATCGGTGATCGTTTGCTGGTTGAAACATCCGAGAGCCTCCTCGCTAATATTGATGACATTGTCATCTCCATATGCAACCATGCTCACGTGAGTATTGAAAGATTTCATGTTTTTCCATTTTTGGGGAACCACTAACATCCATACGAGGCGAACAGCTATGGAATTATAAATGGTGTTAACCATTGCTGTCGCTGGGCACCCTGAAGGTTGGGAATGGGTCCAGTGGTACAAGATTCCACGACAGGAGTGAATAGAGAAGACAATCTCCCGCCACAACATTTTCCGTTCAATTCGCCCTTCCTCACCGTACCAATTGTCAATCACGTCAAAGACCCCCCACAAAATTTGAGGGTTCAAGCTCCCATCAAAGTTGGAAAAATCTCCGGCGACGACAACATCTCCTTTTCGCTGCAGTTTCCTGGCGATCAGACCCCAGTCAGGGGAATAAACATTGGTCCCAACAGCGCTCTCATTCTCAATCCGGTAATGGGCACACGCTGAAAGGAATGTCAAAAAATATTGACGAAACAAAACAGTGAAATTTGCAGGTCCGGCAGCAAAGACTCTCGTCTTCATCTTATTGACTTTTTCCACTGGACGACGTTCATCCTTTAAGGTGTCAATAAAGACGCAGGGGATCCTCTTCCCTTGTTTAAGTTGCTCTTGCTGCTCTCTCAATTCTCGTTCAAAGTCCTTTTCCAAGGAATAATCGTCAAAGATCAGGGCTCTCTTGCTCATGTCCTTATGCCGATACTTGTAGGGGTGACCACTGCTCGTCGATCGTTTAATAGGAGGAGCATATGGGTCTAATTCCACCCCTGTAACTGCCTCTTCCAGAGATACGGGACGTCTTGTTCCTTCCATCTCGTTGTAGATTCGAGTCACATCAGCGACTGCGGCACGCAACATACTTTCATCAATTAAGGGAGTGTCTGCCCCAGCTTTTTCCAAGCCTTTCATCAAAGGATCGATCACGAGTCCTTGGTCATCTTTGCCAGCTCTCAAGTGGCAGGGTTTGGTCTTTGGGGGTGGAAGAAATTCTTGCAATACACTCGGCTTGATTGTTGTTTCAGTCGAGGACTTGTCGGTATGAGTCAATCCAATCTTAGAGAAATTAGATCCTTTGATAACTGATCCCACCTGAGTCTCAAAAACAGTGGGGTCAACACTTACCTGGGCATCTCTGTCCAGAATCTCATGATCCATCATCTCACGAATCACTCTTGCACACACGATGGCAGCATGTCCATACGGATGACCTGTCATTCCGGCTACATGGAGGCCTAGAATCTTCTTCTTAAAACTCGCATTAACTGCGAGCAAGAGAGATCCACAATCTCCTTTCTTCATTTCCATCATGTATCGCAAGTTTCGTGCCAAATAGTAGTGAGTGTTAGTCAATTTATCTTCATAATGCAAATTATAGTCCAACTGCACTTTTGCGTATTTCACCATCTGCGCTTTTTCTCCAGGGACAATAATAGCTCCAAGAATGCCCATATCAGGAAATTTCGAAAGTTCAGTAGAGTCACACACATGAGGCATGATGTCAGCATGATCGCGAAAATGACGTGGAAATTGAATAAGCGCCAAATCATGTTCTTTGTGGCTCACCACAACCAAGTCCTCAGCGTTAACTCGTAGTCCTCGAGGATTCATGGCATTTACCAGAATCAATTCCCCATGGAGTACCGTTTGGCAGTGAGACATGGTCAAAGCGGTGCGTCCACGAAGGAAGGTTAGTCGGAACAGAATTTCTCCTCCTTCTCTCTTCACTCCGTAAGCGTTGTTCAACACCTTCTTCGCCAATTCAAAGCTGTTTGCATCAGTCTGTGCGTGTGCCTCCAGAGTCTTTCCTTCCGTCACGACATCTTTATCATCAATCGGCTCGCTCTCGACTTGCTTGGCCTTAGTTTTGGTCTTGGGATCCCCGGAGTTTCCAACTTCCACACGCTTAGTTTTCACTTTTGTAGTTTGATCTCCGGATCCTCCAATTTCCACGGTCTTCGACTTCTTCTTAGTCTTCAAATCACCTGAATTGTCGATCTCTGTGTCTTGGGTGCCTGGCTCTGTTGATTTTCCAGCTGCCATATAATACAGCATCATGCCAATCATGGGTAACACTGCAATGACAGCTGAGAGCATCGGGTTCTCCTTAATCCATTGTATTGACTTGTGAGTCCAA